AAGGGCGGTTAGGTACGGGAGGCTCCCGGTATAGTTGTTCGCTACGGCGATATAGCAGAGGTCGAGCGTTACCATAGTCGCCTTGTAGTCGATGAAAAGGACGGCAAAAACGAGGAGCTTTGAAAAGGAAAGATACCCCTTTACAAAGCTCCACACGGCACCCTCCGCCTTTTTCAATTTTCCGTCGGTCTTTGCCACCCTTTTCCCGTTACTCATGGTGAGCACCCTCTCCAAACTGCCGGTTTTCGTGCCCCTCGAGGCGGTCGATACGCTTGTGAGCCTGTTTCGCGGAGCTCTCGACGGCGGTTACGCGCTCCGCCATTTTGAGATACCGCTCGTCCTGCTCGTCCTGTTTCCGTTCGATACGGTCGACCCCGCCTTTGATATACCCTATCTCCGTGAGCACCGTCCCGCTCTCTTTGCCGCTGGCCTCGCTGTCCTTTTTCGCGTTCCGGGCAAAGGCGGCATAGCTCAAGAGAACGCCGACGATGGTACACGCGGCCCCGATAATCAAATCTGCGTACTCCATACGCTTTTTTCCTCCCGTTATTCTTCGATGTAATCGAGCGTCACGGTCTCTTTTCCGGGCAAGATAGGGCACCCCCGGACGTGGTATATCTCCCCGCCCACGAGCACGCCCTCGCCCTCGTCCTCTCCGCATACGAGATAAAGGCCCGGCTCCGCGAGCCGTACCCATATCAGCGAGGGGAGGCGAGCGATTTCTTTCCCGTCCTTTGATACCGTGTATATCGCCGCTCTCATTCGATAAGCGTCCACTGCCACAAGCCCGGCGTATCCGGGGCCCATACGCACGGAGCCATAGCGAGGTTACAAAGGTACGTTTTCCCCTCATAGCTGTAATACTTGTCCTTTTCGGTGTCCATGCCGTACACGAACGGGATAGGGTCGTCGACCGTCCCGGCGTGGGTCTGGTCGATAGGCCGGTACACGGCGAGCATACCCTCGCCGTGGGGCGGTTGGTGTTCCTGCGGGACGACCCCTCCGGGCTGTACCACCCTGTAAAGGATACCCCCGTCGTTCAAGATGGTGTTTTCCGCGAGTGCGTTCCCGGCGGCGAGGAGCGTCTCCCACGTCGGGAAAAGCTCGACGACCTTTAGCGCCTCGCTGTCCTCCATGTCATAGGTCGAGACCGCGCCCTCGATAACGGCCCGGAGCTCCCGTGCTCTTTCCCGTGTAATCATTCTCCGCTACCTCCTAACAGAATATCGACGACGGCCTCGGCCTCCGAGAGCATGAGCGGCCCGCTCGCGTGTTCGAGCTCCGCCACCTGTTCAACGCCGGATAAGCCGCCCTCCGTGAGTGAGAAAACAATATCCTCGACCGTGCGTACCGTGTTCCCCTCGTCGTCTTGGAACTCGTAGGGGAGCTTTACGCATACGCCCTCGGCCTCCGTCTCCTCACAAGGGATATAGCACCCGTTCTCGTGGAGCCGGACGAAAACCGCCGTATCGGAGTATCCGGCGAAAACTCCGTCGACCGTGACTTTATACATGGTGATACCTCCTCAATACTCCGGCTCTCCGAGCCGGCCCCGGTAGAACGCCTCGAGCTTGTCCGTCGGCATGGTGCGGAGTAGGCTTTTCCAGTATGTATTTTCCGCCCCCGGCCATTTGTCCGGGTCGAAATCCTCGAGCGCGTTCCCCTCCGGCTTTCCGCCGGCGGGGGCGGTATAATACTTGTAGAGCCGCTCGAGCATGACGAGCCGCCTCCGGCCCTCCTCCGTGTTCTGTCGGAAATGGCCCCACCCGTTTTCTGATTTCACGGCGCAAATGCGGCGACCGTCCGGGGCGAAAAGGTAGCCGCCCCGCTCCTCGCATACCGTACCAAACGGGAGGTTAAACCTCCCGTCGATACCCGCGTCCTTGAACCTCTTGTAAACGACGTATTCCATACTTGCCCCCTCCTATGCCGCGAAAAGCTCGCGGTATTTCTGCATGACTGATTGAACGGCGAAATAGGAGTGAAATCTCCTCATATACCCGCTCCATGATGTGAGCGACGCGCGAACGTCCTCCGGCTCCATGCGCCCGGAGTCCACCCAACGCCGGAAAATCTTTAACTTTTTCCGCATTTGCCGGACGCTCTTATAGCTGGCACGCCGGACGACCGCGCCCGTCTTTCCGTATCGGAACCGTACCTTGAGGAACGTAAAGCCCCGCGTGAGCTTGATAATCTGCGTCTTTTTCTCGTTGAGCTTTATCCCGTGTTCGGCACAAAGCCGCCGGAGAGCCTCGAGGCACTCCCGGAGCTTTTCTTTCGACCGGCTGATAATGAGCCCGTCGTCCATATACCGCTCGTAGAACTTCATCCGCAAAACGTCCTTGATATAATGGTCGATTTTGTTCGGGAGGGCGATAGCGGCGATTTGCGAGACTTGACTCCCGAGCCCGAGGCCCTCGTCCCCAAAGCATTTTATAAAATACTCGGAGAGGGCGACGAGCCGGTCGTCGATACCGCTTTTCTCGATAGCCCTAAATACCGGCGCGTGTTGCGCGGTATCAAAGTATTTCGAGAAATCAAATACCAGCGCGTAGCCCTCCCGCCCGTGCTGGCGATAGTGTTTCGCGAGGAACCGCGTCACCCGGCGGACGGCGAAATCGTATCCCTTGCCCTGCAAGCTGGCCCCGTTGTCGTAGATGAACGACCGGGAGAGCATAGGGACAAGGGAGTAATCGCATAGGCACCGCTGGACGACGCGCTCGCTTATGTGGACGCTCCGAATATGCCGAGGCTTTCCGCGCTCGATAATATCGAACTCGTAAAAGCCTTTCGACTTGAACGTCCCGTTCAATAGTGCGTTGTGTGTCTTGTCGATGTTCGCGAGGGCGCTCGCCTTGTATCTCTGCGTGCTCGCTTTCCACCCGACACCCTTTACCGACGCGCGGTAGGCCGCGTATAGGTGCTCGAACGAGAAAACCGACTCGAAATCTCCGAGCTCCTTTGTGTCCCTCGCCCTTTTCTCGAGCCGCGCGGCCCGCCGCCGTTGGTATCTTGCCTCGTGTCTTTCTGCACTGTTCATAACAAAATAAAAATACCTCGCACAATTCTTTCTCGGCGCGTTGTCTAAATTGCGTAACGGTGAGGCTATGAAACGGCGGCAAACGCGCACGCCGCCGCCATGCAAGGAGCGTCCGGCCCTCCGTGTCGAGCTATCAGTTTGTCGTCGCGCCCTTGCGGGCGGTCGGAGAGGTCGTATCCCCCTTTTGCATACGCACGGCTTTAGCTCTCAAGGAGTTAATCGGTCTGGCTTATGCGAAATCCCGGCGCGAACCCGAGCGAATTGTTCGCGTTGTTGTTGTTGACTGTGCCGTCGGTGTTCACATTCACGAAATTGTTGGAGTTGCCCGCATTCGGGGAACGGAGCCACCAATTAGCGGCGAGGCGGGATACGGCCTAAATCGAAACGGGGCGGCTCCGGCCTATCGGCCTTTGTCGCTCCGCTTGATTTTGGAAATTTGAGAGATTTCGTCGGTAATCATACCGACCCACTGTTTCAGAACGGACGGCGGTATCTTCTCGTGATTGACGGTCATAAACGCGAGGTCGAGCACGTCGAGCATATTGTTATAATAGCCCTGCGCGTTCTCGTAGAGCTCCCGGCGGCGCTGTTTATTGCGCTCCACGACCGGGCCCTCTTGTTTCGGGTCTATGTAAATGAGGTTTGCCGTCTTGACGAGCCGGTAGGCCGTCCGCGCCGCGTTGTATAGCGGCAAGGAGAAATAGAACGTATAGGCTTTCGGCAAAAGCCGCACGCGGTTATAGGTAAAGACATATATCTCGCGGGCGAGGTCGATATACTGCGCGGGGCTCTCGCCCCGCCGTGATTTCGGCACGCTCATTCTTTCGCCCCTTTCCTGTGTCTGGCCGGAGAATTGCGCCCATTGAGGGCGCAATTCCGAAAGCCCTAATTATACGCAAAAGCCCGGCGCGAACCCGAGCGAAATGTACGCGTTGCTGGCGGTGACTGTGCCGTCGGTGAACACAATCACGAAAATGTAGGAGATGCCCGCATTCGGGGAACGGAGCCACCAACGAGCGGCGCTCCCTGTGCTGTTGTGCCGGTATTTGACCTTGCTGTTTCCGGCGGAGTAGTAGGCGTATTGCTGTTGATAATTTGCCTCGTAGCTGTTCGAGTATGTGATATTCCCGAATACCTCGTACTCCGAGAGGAGGAAAAAGTAATCTGTGGTCGCGGTTACGGCGCTCGAGGCCGAGCTACTCCCGTTATTATTTGTGTACTTTGTAACGCTCTTGAGCGCGTTACGGAGTTCGGCGGGTATAGCTCCCATAATGCGGCCCGAGGTCGTCGACTTGCTCGTACCACAAATATTATTCCTCATGTACGAGTCCTCCCACCCGCCGGAGTTGGTGTTGCTCGTATTCATGCGGAACGCCGCCGAGGAGCCAGTATTGAGGTACTGCCCGTCGGTGAGGCATACGTCCGTACCGCCGGAGAGGGCCGTCTTTGCAAGCTGGAAGTGGATACGGCCCGAACCCTCTCGCCCGGAGTTGTGATTGAACCCAATAATAAAAGCGTAGGTCGAGAAATTCGAGAGGGAGAGGCTCCCCACTGTGCCGTTGAGGGTGACTTGCTTTCGGTCGCCAATGGCCCAATAGTTCGCGCCCTCTCCCGCGTCGGAGACCTCGGAAATGGTATCCCAACTGTTTTCATTGAGCGTGTCGCTCACGAAAGAGAGGGTAATCGCATAGGAGGTCGTCGAGGAGACCACGTTTACCGTGCCGCTCGTGCTCTGTCCGCCTTGTGTGGCCTCGACGGTGTACTCGCCCGTCTCGTAGACGGTAAATACCACCGTGCCGGTGCTCGTCTTGCTGTCCACCGTGGAGCCGCCCTTTTTGAGCGTCACGGTAGCGCCGGAGGGCGCGGTAACGGTAATCGTCGCCGAGAAGAACGTGAGGGATACCGCGTAGCTGTCGACCACGCTCACGGTCTTTGTGTCCGAGGTTTGCCCGTTTCTGGTCGCGGTTACTGTCCACGTCCCGGCCTCCGGGAGCGTCAGCACGCACGAGCCATTTACCGCCGTCCCGCTCACGCTCCGCGTTCCCTTTGTCGCGGTCACGAGGGAGCCGGTCTCGACGGTTACGACAAGGGAGAACTGCGTCCCCGCCTTGCCGACCGCGTTCGTTCGTCCAATCGCCATTTTTTACACCGCCTTTATACAGATAATCGAGGGGATAGTGATAGCCGCCGTCGGCTTGACCGCCGCGTAGATTTTCACCGTCCCGCTCCCGGAGGTAGCGACCGGGGCGAAATCCCCGCTTGCGGCCTCCGTCGCGCCGTAGTTGACCTCGGGAACGTGCGCCGCCGTCACGCCCGCCGCCGTGATGGTCGCCGCGAATGGATAGGCCCCGTAGGTGGAGTCGTTCCCCCACGCGGAGGCCGGTACGGATACGTCCGTAAAAATCTTGACCTCGGCGTATCCCGTGTGAGAGTGCGTCGCGGCGGCAAAGTCGGAGGCTTTCTTTCCGCTGTCCGTGAGGTTGCCGTTCCCGTCGAGCCCTGCGAGGTTTCCGGCGGTCGCGCCCTGCACCTTGTCGGCCTTGCCGTCGTGGGTGTGATTTGCGGCGGCAAAGTCTCCCGGCTTTTTCCCGCTGTCCGTGAGGTTGCCGCTCTCGTCGAGCCCTGCAAAGTTCCCGGCGGTCGCGCCCTGCACCTTGTCGGCCTTGCCGTCGTGGGTATGATTTGCGGCGGCGAAATCCGCCGCTTTCTTTCCACTGTCTTTCTGTGCGCCGGTCGTGCCGTCGAACGCGACAAAGTTCCCGTTGACGGGACTCGCGACCCTATCCGGCTTTTCCGTGTTGAGGGTCTCGATATTCTCCCGGAGCGCGTCATGGTCTGCCGCCGTGAAGTATCGACCGATAATATCGCCTTTGCCCCACGCGCGGGCCGCTGTCCCATTCTGGCCCCGCGTGATAGTGAGGTCGTTCCCGTCCTTTGCCGTCATGAGCACCGTTTCCGCCGTGGCGGAGTCCGCGCCGATGGTGAGATAGTTCGGCGCGTCCGGCAAGACGGAGCCGTCGAGTACGGTAACGCTCGTCCCCGTGGTCGTCAGCGACCCGGCGAGCGTGGTCTCCGGCGTGTTGGCCTGTGCCGGATACATGGTCTTTAGCTGTGCCATTCTCTAACCTCCCTGTTAATAGTCCCCGCCGCCGCGAGAATTACAGAACGTCTGCGAGAACACGGCCCCGACGATACGGCTCATAGTGTCCGGGAGTACCTCTATCGTGTGCCACGTCCCGCGCTGTATCTTCCCCGCGTCGTCCTTGGAGAGATACGCTACTATGTCGATATTGTCGTAGCCGCTTTGAGCCGGGAGGACGTTCCCGTCGACCCGGATAGTCGCACGGGAGGCCCGTTGCCCCTCGTATATGCCGAACTGTATCGCGTGGGTGTGATTTTGTACCGTGTGCGTGTGTGCCGGTACGGTGTGGGTGTGGGCGCTCACGCGGTGCGTGTGCGAGTCTACCCGGTGCGTATGGTCGGAAATCCTGTGCGTATGGGCCGGGTGGACGTGCGCCCCCGACCACACAAAGCTCTCGTATCCTACGATTTTCAGCGACGAGTCTACGATAGCGAGTTTCGCCCCGCTCGATAGGCCGTGATTATGTACCGCCTGTCCGTTCGTCTCGTTCGGGAGGATATTCGAGCTCTCGAGAGCCGTTCCGCTCGAGGTCTGCCCGCCGCCGGAGGATGTCGTCGAGCCACCGCCGGAGGAAGTCGTCGAGCCGCCGCCGGATGAGGTAGTCGTACCGCCGCCGGAGGAGGTCGTTTGCCCGCCGCCGCCGCCGATAGCCTGCTCAAAGGCCCGGAACGGCTCAAACTGGATATTGAGGAGCATTTTGTTTATTCGGACGACCGACTCGTCGATATAGATTTTCATGGTCGCCGGGTGGTCTGCGTCCGCGTTGTCCGAGAAATTGTAGACCTGTTGATTTGTGGCCCCCTGCGCGTAGGTCTCCCCAATGAGGGCCCGGCTCTGCAAGTCCGAAATGCTACCGGCTATGTCTTTCGACTTGTTCGCAATCGTCACGCTCACGGCTCCGGGGTCGCCCTGCGCGTCGTCCTTTGTCACGCTCACGATACGGGCCCGGAGGTTTACCCCGTCCTCATCGTCCACGATACGGACGATTTCGCCCGGCCAGAAACGGGAAAAAGCGTCTCCCGTGAGCCGGTGGAGGTCGATAGCCCCTATCTCATAGGAGTAATAGGGCTCCGCGCTCTCCCGTAAAATCTGCTCGGCGTATGCCTTGAGATTTTCCTCTACCTCGTACCGCGTGTCGACGAGGATACTCGAGCAAAGCCCGTATTTCTCGATACTCAAAGCGTCCTCCACATACGGGAGGCCGTTGTTTACCGACGAGATAGTGAGCTGATTTACCCCCTCGCCGTAGCCGAGCGCGTAGATACGATTTGCGAGGCCGGTATCGTCCCGCGACTTCCGTATTTCCGTCATGTTCTTCGCGTACCGTATCTCGCTTTTGAGCCTGTCCGACGGCGCGACGAGGGAGAGCGACCACGGATACCCGGTCGTGTCCCACGTCCAAAGGTAATCACTGTCGAAACACTCCGGGACGGCAAAGAGGGCCGCGAGGAGGGTCGAGTTTTCCCAGTTGTACTCAAAGAACCGCTCGAAATCGCACGAGCCGAGCACCCAATTTCGCGTTGTCTGCCGGTTGAGGATATAGTTCAATACCTCCGCCGTCCGTACCCCCGTCCCGCCGCATTGATGGTACTGAAATAGTACGTCATTGAGGAGAGTCGCGAGGACGTGCTCGCAGTTATAAAACCGGGTCGCCCCGTCGCTCCGCTCCAAATCCTCCCCAATGATACGGAAAAGGTCGATACGTTCGTCCCCGTCGAAAATCTCGACGTAGTTCAGCGGCGTGCAATACTCCGTTTTCGGGTCGTCCGCTGGCATGGTAAACGTCGCCGTCCATAGGGAGTTTGTCTCGAGGGTGTACCCGACGCTCATAGCGTTGTCGAGATAGGCGAGCCGTTTCATGTTGCGGTCGAATACCTGCGGCACCGCCATTTATAACCACCTGTCTTTCCACAAGATACGAATATCCGCCGTCGTGCCGCCCTCGACGATAATATCGTTCACCCCGGACATGAGTTTGAAAAAGACGCTCGAGTCGCTTACCCGGTCGACGATGTTTACCCCGTTGAGCGTTACGGTCATGTGCTCCGTGTCGATTATGAGCTCGTCTCCAGCGGCCATGTTCACGCCCTCGACGACCATAACCTCTTGTCCGTATGTCGATACCCCTGTACCGCTGGCGTTCGCCTCGGCTATCGCGTCGCCCTCAAAGAAAATGGTACGGATATAGTCGCCGATGGCCTCTGCGACGGCCTCCGCCGCCGACGTGAATAGCAGAATACGGACGACCTCGCCGGAGGCGGAGGTCTCGGCCTCCGCCGTGCCCGCGAGGTATCGGATAACGAGCAAAGCGCCGCCGCTACCGCTCTCCGCGTTGGCTGTCGCCGTCCACTCGAACACAAAGCGGGCTTTTCGGTTGTACTGCGTTCGGTTGTATGGAGTGCGGTTATACATTTCCTCGCCTCCTTACGAGAGGTTACAGGTGATAGCGCCCGCCTCTACGGTGATAGCGTCCCCGTTGAGCACGTTCTTTCCCCGCGCGAACGAGCCGAACCACAAGAGGTTTCCGCCGCTCTGCGAGTCAAAGATACCCCAATAGGAGACCGTGCCAATGTCCGCCGTGATAACGCCGTAGTCCACCGCCGCCGTGTTCGTCACCTGTTGCCGCCCGGATACCAGCGACGGGGCCCCGAACGTGATAATCTTCCGGGCATACCCGCCGCCGCTGGCCTCCGTGCCCGTGGCGGCGGCGGTCGGGTCGGTCAGAAACAAGGCGAGGTAATACGTCCCGCTCCGTAACGATGTATTGAGGAGCGACGCGGCGTGTACGTTAGAAAGAGCTGCCATTTTTACATACCTCCGTTTTTAGTTCACCTTGACGCGGGTAACGGTCAAGTTCGTAATGTTGCCTCGGGCCGTAATATAGATAAGGCAATCCGTCTCCTGTGTGCCGTTCACGTTGACCGGCTCCGAATGGGGGAGGGAGACGGAGTTTACGATTTGCTGATTATACTGGATAGACTCCGCGAACGGCCCGCAAAGAAAGACGACCTCGCAACGGCCCGTAATCGCGATTTGCTCAATGCTGATACCGCTGATAACCTTTGCGCTGTATGCCTTTTCCGGCTCGTCGTCGAAAATGAGCAAGCCCTCGCCGGAGAGCCACCCGGCGACGGCGCGGGCCCGCGTCCGCACGCCGGGATATTGATAATCCTCTCCGACAAAGGATACCTCGCACGAGATTTCCCGGTTTTCGTAGCCGTCCTCGATGTCGTATGTGCCGCTTTTGCCGGGTATGGTGTACTGCGTGACTCGTTTCGGGGGGAGGAGCGTCCGGTCGGTGGAACGGAACACGACCCCCATGTCGTCACTGTGTACGTTGTTGAATGTAAAGCCCAATTTCACGAGGTAACGACCCCCTTTCCGCGAGATTTTGCGCGTTGCATATTGTAGAGCTCCTTTGCGACGCGCTTTACGTCCGCCTCCTCGCGGACGACGAGCTCGCCGATATGGAACGTGTTCGTTACCGTCGTCGTCCCGCCGGAGGCCGTCTCCGACCCTCTGCGGCGGTCTGCCATGCTCGGCACGGCGGCGGAGACCTGTTCAATCGTGGTGCGGGCCGAAAAGCCCGTTTCCATTTCCCCGATACCGTCGGCGAGGGCGGTATTCACTTTCCCCATGCCCGACTCTACCTCGTCGAGCATTTCGGCGGTCATATCTCCGTAGGCTTTTACCGCCCGGCCCTTGTTCTGCTCGATACCGCGAGCCGCGCCCTCGATATTCATTTCGGAGACCCACGCCATTTTTTTAGACGGCGAGGAGATACCGAAAAAGCCCGTGATACCGTCCCATATGGAGGAAATCCACCCGGAGACCTTATCCCATAGCCACCCGGCGAGGGATTGAATACCGCTCCAAAGCCCTTGGACAAGGTTTGCGCCCACCTGTGCAAAGGCGCTCACGCCCTGCCCGAGTGCCGATACCATGCTCGAAATGATTTGCGGCATAGCCGCCACAAGCGAGGAGATAATCTGCGGTAGGTTGGTGATAAGGGAGGTCAAGAGCTTTACGCCGGTCTCGACTATTTTCGGGATATTGTTTACCAGTGTCGAGACGATAGAGGTAATGATTTGCGGGAGCGCCTGTACGATGGTCGAGATAATTTGCGGTAGGTTGGTAATGAGCGCCGTTAAGAGCTCGACCCCTGCCTCTACGATTTCCGGCAAGTGCGAGAGCAAGGTATCTATGGTCGACTGGATGATTTGCGGCAATACCTCGCATATCGTCGCGATAATGTCCGGGAGGTTTGTTACGAGTGCCGTCAAGAGGGTAACGCCCGTCTCGATGATTTGCGGCACGGCCTCGAGGAGCGCCGTAACGAGGCTCTCTATCAGCGTTGGGAGCGCCTCGAGCAATACCGGGATAGCCTCGATAATGCCCGTCGCGAGCCCTGTCACGAGCTGTAACGCCGCGTCGACGAGTAGGGGGATATTCTCTATCAGCGTTTGTACTAACTGCGTGATAGCCGCCACCGCCGCCGGAATGAGGGACGGGAGCGCCTCGGCGATACCCGTTGCGAGCCCGTTCACGATTTGAATAGCGGCCTCGGCGAGCTGGGGGAGGGCTGATACGAGCCCCTCCGTTAGTGTGGTGAGTACAGAAATCGCGGCCTCCGCAAGTTGCGGAGCCGCGTTCACAATGCCCTCTAAAATGTTGAGTACGATAGTCGTACCGAACTCGAGGAGCTCCGGGAGCTTGTCGGCGGCTTGCCCTATCATGCCGTCGATAGCCTCTCCGAGCGCCTCCTCCGCGCCGTCTACCCCGTTTATCACGTCGACGAAAGCGTCTACCACGTCGGCGAGGGCCGGGGCGAACTCCGCTACGAGCTCGTTTTTCACGTCGGCGACCGTCCCGCCGAGCCGGGCGAGCGTGTCGTCGAGTTCTGCTTGAGCCTCCCGCGCCTCCATAATCGTGGCGTTATTTTCCTTGAAAATCTCGCCCGCGTCCTTGTAGGTGGAGGAGAGGGTCTCCGTGATAAGGTTTGCTCGCTCTGTCTCGTCGGCACACGCGGCGAGCTTTTCGTTAAACTCGTCCTCGCTGATACCGACCCAATTCAAAGCGTCGGCGAGGGCCCCGGTCACTGTTCCGACCTTTGCCGTCTCGTTCGCCGCCTCAATGAGCGAGTTTATCGGGAGCGCGTCGCCAAACGTGCCGGATACTCCGGCGGCAATATCGCCCCACGTTGCAACGTCCTTTTCGGAGGTCGCGAGCTGTGCGAGGAGTTGTGCCGCCTCCGTCGCCGTGTCGGTGTCCCCGAGCACGGCATAAAGGGAACGATACGCCTCCGTCGCCGTGTCCGTGGAGTATCCCGCCGCCGTGAACGCGGTATTTAACCGCCCCTGTGCGGCCCGGTATTCCTCCGTAGACTCCGCGAGGCTGAGGAGCACGCCCACCCCGGCGACCGCCGCCGCGCCGACCGCCGCAAGCGCGGTCGCGGCGGCTTTTGCCCCGGTCACGAGTCCGCCCTTGAGCTTTTCTCCGAAAGAGTCGGTCTCTTTACTCGCGTCCTTGACCTCTTTCCCGTATTCGTCGATAGACTCGGCGCACCCGTCCGTAGAACTCCGGGCCTCGTCGAGATAGCGGTTATTCGCCTCGAGGTCGTCCCCGAGGCGGTTTAAGTCCGCCTGTGCGGTGTTTAATTGCGTCTGCCACGAGTTGACGGCGCGGGTCGCGGCCTCTTGGTAGCTCTGCGCCTCGGATAGCTCGCGGTTATACCCCTCGAGTTCCTCCGTGAGTTTCGCTTGCTCCGCGCTCGTGTCGCCGGTCTCGTCCCCGAGGGCGGCGAGCGCCTCCTCGCACCGCTGGATATTCGCGCGGGCCTCGTCTTCCCGGTCGCCGTAGGTCTCTTGAGCCTTGCGAGCGTTCTCGAGGGCCTCCCGGAGCTTTGTTACCTTTCCCTCTTGCGCCTCGTACATTTTGGAGAGGGTCGCGCCCTTTGCCTCCAACGCCGCGAGGCTGTTTGCCTGTCCCGAAAACTCGGACTCTACGAGTTTCAGCTCTGATTTTAGAGTCCCGAGTTCCGAATTTATGTTTTTGAGGGACGCTTTATACGCGGCCTCGCCCTCGACCGCTAACCTTGTCGATATTGTACGGGTCGCCATTATACGCCCTCCTCCCGTTTACCGTGCTCGCGGAGGTATAGCTCCCATAGGTCGAAAAGCTCGCCGGGAGGCATAAAGAGCGCCTCCGTTACCGATATTCCGCACCGTGTAGCTATGCGGTAATACTCCGCCCGCTTGATGGTGTTTTTTTTTGACGGAGTTCCTCGAGGCCCTCGTCGTATTCGTCGTCCCCGGCGCTCTTGACTTCGCGCCCGTACCCGAGCGTTACGGCCTTGATAACCGCGTTCTTGAGGTCGACGATTTCATAGGTCGGCACGAGGAGCCGGAACGTGTCCGCGTCCGGTATCTCTCCCGGCGCATACCCTAACCGGCGGCGAATGAGCTCGCCCTGCTCCGCCATGAACGCGGCGGCGGTGCAAGCCGCGTCGAACCCCTCGCGGGTATCCTGCTCGAGTTGCTCGAGGAGGAGCTTTGTACCGCCGAACGTGTCCCGTATCTGAAACATAGCCTCTCCGTCGAGGACGAGGTAATAGGCCGTCCCCTCGACGGTGAATTTTGCCGCTTTCATGTGTCAAAGCCTCCAATCGGCAAAGCGGGAGGCGGTTTCTTACGCCGCCTCCCGTTTTGTTATCAGCCGCCGCCGGGGGCGGTATATCCGAGTTTTTCGTCGCACCACGCGATAACGTCCGCCTCACTGTCGAACTCCTTACGGATACGCCATGCGCCGGAATTGCAGCGGAACACGGTAAAGGTGGTCGTGGACGTACCGAACGTGATAGAGCTCCCCTTTGTCGCCGCGCTGTCGTTGCCGAGGATAGCGTTCACAAGGGGATGGAAAACGCCCTGATAGACGCGCACGCCGTTTCGGATAAGCACCTTGTAATAGGCAAGACCGCCGCGCGGCGCTACGTCGCTGTCGGAGTCCGTGAGCTCCTCCTCGAGCTCGTCCAGCGTGGCCCCATGCAAGGCCGCGTGAACCTCCGCCGTCTTGTCGTCCGTCTGCAATTCCAGCGAGCCGGACGCGAACATATCAATTTTCTCCGCGAGCGCGTCGTCGCCGTAGAGCTCGCCGGAGGCATTGGTAACGGTGAGGTTAGCCGCCACGAGCTTACCAATCGTTACGACGCTCTCGAAATTGTAGGTCGGGAGCGCGTTGTCCGGCGTGGTAGCCACGGGCGCGAACCTCGGCCTCTTTGCTCCAAACTGCGCCATATAGATTTACCTCCTCATAGGTTTTTACTCTTGAGAAATCGGTCGTACACGCCCGCCGCCGCGTCGACGGCGGAGTCGGCCTTTTTCTCGTTTGCCGTGTTGATGAACGGTCGCCCCGGCTGGCCCGCTTTCCCGAACTCATTCACAAAGGCGACCTCTGCCACGCGCCGGGAGTTTCCGTCCCGCCGCGTTCCCTGCGGGTAAACGTAAATCGCTTTCCAGTCTTTCGTTTCCTTGAGCTTTTTGTCGTAGGTGATACTCTGCGCCGTCGTGCCGGTGTCGTAAACGCCCATAGCCCGCGCCTCTTGCGCCTGTGCCGGGGCGATAATCTCGGCCTCGGCTACGAGCATTTCGAGGAGCACCGCGTCGGGTATCTCCGCGATAGCGCCCATGTCCGAGAGGAGCTCGTCGAGCCCGCTCGTATTGAGTTCCGCCATAGCTATACCGCCTCCGCGTCCTCGCACTCGAAAACGTAGTGTTGCCCGTTCGCGTCCGAGGCCGGAGTGATAGACGGCCTCGTGAACCCGGCGACAACGATACGGCGGGTGATTTCCCGCCGTGTCGCCCGTGTGTTCTTCTCGTGCGGGGCGAAATAGTGAACTTGCACGAGGGCCCGGTAATGGCCCGCGTCGTCGTCCCCGAAATCGTCGGGTATCTCCGTATAGTTGAACGTGATATACTCCGCGTCGTCGCCCTTGTAGGTGTTCGCGGCGGCGTGGGAGTTCATGAGCCCGTCGAAAGCCTCGACGAGCCGCGCCTCGATACTCATTTCTCCGCCTCCTTGAACTCCGAGCACTCGAGCTCGTACATTTCCCGCGCCTCCGTATAGGCCCGCTCGACCTTGTACCGCGTGCCATTCCAGACAAGGCGCTCTTGCCCGGCATAGTCGGCGGCGCGGAGCTTGACCGCGATAGCGAGGGTAACTCCGATTTGCTTTGCGGCGTAGAACTCGGAGCGCCGCACCGATTGAACGTCGGCGAAAACCTCCGTCTCCTCGACGGCCTCTTTCGGGTATCCCTCCTCGTCTACGCCGTGGGTGACGGCCTCAAGCGTCACCGTATCCCGCCAATACATGAGCTATCCCTCCTCCGGCTCTGGCTCCTCCGCCGCGATATATGCGTCCGATAGGGTGAGCCCGTTCCGCTGTTCCTTGTACGAGGCCCGGTATTTCTCCGAGTCCTCGTTATCGAGCCCGAACTCGGCCTTTACATAGGTCGCGACCGCCCGCAAGATAAGCGGGTCGGTCTCGTCCTGCGCCTTGACCTCAAGAACGCCGCCGAGCACAAGGTCGGCTCGGGCGGCGTTAATGAGGTCTTTCAATTCGGGGTCGAACGCGGTCGAGGTAATTCTCATGTACTGCCGGATACTCGTCAAATACGAGTCTCCGATAGCCATTTAGAGCCCTCCCTTACGCGCCGGCCTTTGCCAGATGGACGAACGCGCCGAGACCGGCGGCGGGCTTGCTGTCGAACACGCAAGAGCCGAGGAAGTCGATAGAGTTCGTCGCGAGGCCGGAGTGCTCGCTCTTGACGACGGTAATATCCTGCGAGTAGTTGCCGATGATATAGGAGAAGTCGCCGAGATACGCCTCGTCTGCGGGCACGGAGCCGGTGAAATAGACCTCGTTACCCATGATGTAGTAACGACCGTTCGCGAACTCGATAAGGTTGTTCTTGCTCTTGTTCATCAGGGGGAAGAAGTCGGAGAAGAACGTCGCCTTTCTCATGCACCACACGGCGTTTCTCTCGTAGCCGTCCCCGAGCATACCATACAGGGCGACGACGTTCGCCTCGGAGAGAGAACCGGCGGCGGCAACGGTAATCTGGTCGGTGTTGTCGGTATACGCGCCGCTCGCGCCCTTACCGGCGGTTTTCACGCCGCCCGGCTGGTTGGAGCCCGTGCCGGTGAAGATGTAGTTTTCAATCTTCCGGGCGATAGACTCCGCGATAATCTCGACGACGTAGCTCTCAAAGGCGGAGAGCGCCATTTCGGAGCACGCGCGGGAGGCTTTCACGAGCTTTACGATTTCGTAGCCGGTCAGGTTTACGGACGCGAGGGAGTCGCCCGCCGGAGTGATAGCCGCGTTCTCGGTGTGGAGAGCCGCGTCGTCGTTCGTCCCCTCAACGGCAAATTTCATATTGCCGGGAACGTGGAAGATACGGCACCGCTCGAGGATGGGCGCGACCTCGTACATTTTCTTGATGATTTGATTTGCGGTCGTCTCCGGGATAATGGGGAGGCCGGAGTTTGCGGCGGTGCTGTATGCTCTCTGTTCCGCGTCGGTCAGCGGCTTACCCTGCAAGGTTTTCAGCCATGCGGAACGGTAGAGCTTTTCGTCTACCTCCTCGGAGCGGCTCTCGGGAGTGTTCACACTTACGGGATTAGCGACCGCCGTACCGTTGTTGAGCATACGCTCGATGTTCTGCCGACGCTCGAGGCCCTCGGCCTCCTCGTTCAGCTCGCGGAGCTCTTTCTCGAGAGCGTCCATATCCGCCTTATCGTCTTTCTCGATGATGGAGCGGATTTCAGCCTTGCGAGCGCGGATTTCTGCGAGTCTTTTCTCGATGTTCATTTCTTTACCTCCATTTTTTTGTCAATAGGTGAGTGCTATCAACCTCTTACGCCGCCGGGCTTGCTCCAAAGCCGCAAGCTCTTTCTCGTGCTCCACCGCGAAAAAGCTCCGCGCCGCAATCGAGGTCTCGTTATAGGCGGGAATATCCACCGCCGAAACGTCGTACAGTTTCTTGACCTTTGTAATCGTCCGCGTGTGCGTGGTGCTGTCGTACTTCGACTCCCGCACCGTGAACGAAAAGGACATCTTATCCACATAGCCGCCGTCGATTTCCTCGTACAGCTCCCGCCCGGCGGTCGTGCCGCCGAGATTTGCCTCAATATCGACCCCGCGCTCGTTAATGTCGAGGGCGAGCGTCTTGTTTCGGAGCCGGGCGACCACTTTCCCGGCGTGGTTGTAGTTCATAATCACGTCGGAGAGGTCGCACTCGTCGAAAGCGTGCCGGTCGATAACCTCGCAATACTTGATACCGTCATACTCCGCGATAACGGTCGGCGTGTCGAACACGACCGCCGTACCCTTTACGCGGTACTCCTCGGAGCCCTCCTCGCGAGGGACGAGGGAGAAGTCCTGCAAGGCGCGGTATTCGCGCCCCTCTTTGATGTTCATTTCTGGCCCTCCTCTCCGCCGCCCTCCTGCGGCTCGTTTCCCTCCAGGTCGCCCTCCGGCGGCTCCGGGTCTTTCTCCGGCGGCGTGTCTGTCTCCGCGCCGGTTTGGTACTTGTCCGCGAGCTCGGCGTTTACCATGTTCAAGGTCTGCACCCGCCGGGCCCCCTCCTCGCCGCCGATAGTCGGCATATCAAACATAGTGAGGATTTGGTCGAGCGTCGCCGCGCCGATTTCCGTCAAGAACTTCGCCGCGCTCACCTTGTCGGAGAGCGTCGCGAACTGTATCGAGTTGGTAGAGAATACGACCCGGTTTCCGTGCCCGAACTCCCGCTCGGAGAAAATACAGTTTGAAAACGCCTGTGTCAGCTTGCGAAAAAACGGAGCTATCTCGCCGTTATAAAAGGCCGACTCCTCCGCCGCCGTCGCGGTGTTCTCAACGATAGGTTTCGACACGCCGAAATAGTCGTAAATCTCCTCTTTGATGTAATTTAACTGCGTCGAGGGGATAGGGGTCGTTTTGTCCTGTATCGGGGTGTAGTCGTACTTTGCGTCGGTCACGATAACGCCCGCGCCGTTGTTCTCCATGCGGAGGTTGTCCCGGATAAAGTCGTCGCGGCGCTTGTTCAAGTCCTCGTTTTTGACCGCGTTCGATACCTTGAGCACGCCCCGGATGATAGCGACGAGCTCCGCGAATTTGCTCATAGACTGATTGAACGTGTTCGCCGTCTTGAGCACGGTCTCGAGGGGCTTGTTATTGTCCCCGAAAATATCGTTTTCGAGGAAATGCCGCCGGATATGGATAAGCCGGGAATACTCGCAGATGTACGAGGAGCCGGTCGCGAAACGGAACCGGCAATACATAACGCCCATGTACTCGAGGAGCTCGAAATACTGCGCGTTGATAGGGTAAATCTCGACGAGCCGGTTTGCCGAGTCGAATATCGGGTACGCTATCGCGTTGTTATAGACCTTGTATTGAGCCGCGAGCTTGTAGTAAAACTCGGAGGCGGTCATATACCTGTTAGGCCGGAACTGTAATACCCGGTCTAAATAGTCGTGTACCGCCGTCGTGGTCTCCTCCGTCTGCCGGACGTGCCGGGGCTGTGCCGTGGATACCCGCCGGGCGAAAGCGTCCACCGCCGAGCGCACGGTATTTATATCCCATGCGTTTCCCGAATAGGGTATAAAGGTCGACTCCCACGAGCTCAAGAGCTTATATGCCGAGTAATTCTTGTTGTCGTCCCGTTTCTTCCCGAAAATCGTCTCGAAAAGACTTCGTTTTTCTCTCATGCTGTCACCCCACAAGATACATATAGTCCTCGTTATCCCGGACGTAGATAACCCACGCATTGAGGAGAGATACCGCGCCGTCAATCCTGCGCCTGTCCGAGACCTTGACCGGCTGTATGTTGTTTACCCCGCTCTTTTTGACCGCTGTATTTGAGAGGCACCACACGAGCACGGGATTTCGGTTATAGTTGACCTTTTTGTCGGCAAAGGCCGCGCCCATTTCCCGCATAGGTTGAGACCATGTAAAAGGCCCCTGCGCGACCGCCCGCATATCAAAGCCGTTTGCTTTCATTTCGTCGACCCAATACCCGGCGAGGGCGCGGTCGTATCCCACCGCGAAAGCGTCTATCTTGAACTCGTCCCGCATTTGGCAAAACCACGCCGTCACCGCCGAATAGTCGACGCGGGCCCCGTCGCATATCGTGAGGAGTTCCCGCTCCGCCCATATCTTGTACGGGGCCTCTTGCGAGTTGTGTTCGTCGAGTTGGTCTATCCGCTTTTGCGGTATGAAATAGTGCTGTAAAACGTAGACGGTCTCGTCCTCTCGGCTCCGGCGAATGAGGAGCGTCGCGCACGTTAGGTCGGTCGTCGCGGAGAGGTCGCACCCGCCGATAGCGTAGGTGTTATATACGTCCTGCATGGTAAAAGTCGCGTCGTTCTTTATATCCTCGAACGAGAGCCATACCGACGCGGAGGTCTCCGGGACGTTGAAGTCCTTGCAAAGCACGCCCGGCAAGTCCTCGGGATTTTTCTTCGCCCGCTCCACAAAGGCCGCGAGGGTCGCGTACTGCTTTATCGTCCCGAGGCCGGGGTTTGCCTTTATCCACGCCTGCGGGTCTGTCCACTCGGCCCGCTCGTCCAGCTCGTAGAGCACAGGGAGGAAAGTATCTTCCGTTACCTTTCCGTCGGCTATGTCGCACGCGAGGCCGTACAGGTTGTCGAAAACGGACTCGCGCACCGTCCCGCTCGTGGTAATCATGATAACGAGGGGTTGCCGCCGCGAGCTCGTCGACTGTTTCATGACTTCGTAGAGGTTGCGGTCTCGTATCGCGTGGAGCTCGTCGATAATGACAGCGTGCGAGTTGAGGCCGTCGAGGGTATTCGAGTCCGAGGCGAGCGCCTCGAACGTGGAGGCCGTCGCCGGAAAGTAAATATCGTTCCGGCGTTTCTTTATGATGGCCCGGAGCTCCGGGCTCTGCTTGACCATGTTCACGGCCTCGGTGAGCGTTTTCCGGGCTTGGTCTTTCTTCGTGGCGACGGAGTATATCTCCGCCGCGCCCTCGTAGTCGGCGACGAGCATATAGAGCGCGAGTGCCGCGAGGAGGGTCGACTTGCCGTTTTTCCGTCCCACCAAAAAGAGCGTCTCTCGAAAGCGCCGATACTCGGTCTCTTTCAAGAGCCACCCGAAAAGAGTTTGTATGAATGCCTTTTGGAAAAGCTCGAGGCGTAGAGGGGCCCCGAGCGTGCCTTGTGACTGTTTGCAAAACCGCTCGATGAAGATAATCGGGCGCTCGCCGGTCTCCTCGTCGAAATAATACGGGGAGTCGGCGGCTGGGGAGTCCATTTCCGCCATGAGCCGCCCGTAAACCGCCTTTACCCGGCGGCTCGTGACGATTTCGCCGCTCTCGATTTTCCGCCAATACTCGCGGACGTAGTTCACGGCTTACCCGTCCCTTTCGGCTTTGTGATAAAGCTCATGAGCTCGTCTCCGGCGCTCTTTTTCTCCGGCTCCGGGAGGAGTCCGATAAGCTGATTTGTGAGCGCGGTAAAGGATTTTATCGTCGTGTTATACGACTTCAACGCGGGATTTTCGCGGCGAAATTGCTGTTTTCCTTGAGAGAAATCCTCCAAAATATCCCCGTTATTGAGCTCCTCGACGAGCCGCTCGAGCGTTACGGTCGTCACGGAAAACTGGTAAATCAGCGCGTCGACGAACTGCCGTTTTTCTTTCGGGATTTCCCGGAATAATACCTTTATACGGCGCTCGACTTTTTTTGTCTTTTCTTCGACCGTCATGTCCTCGTATTTCTTGCTAACTTTTGCCATTTCGGAGCCTCCTTTTCTGCCGCCTCTCCCGGCTTAACCCCCCCTTATGTGCGCGACCGGGGCGGTTCTAAACAGGGTTGAGGCGCAGTTACGAGCGGCGGGTTTATTTCGGGGAGACCGGGGGGAGGTCTAATAAAATTCGTCGTC